AATCGCTATTGCCGTCTGTGTCAAGGTAGCCCTCGATCGACTCTACTGCACGGTTATTGCGGGTCCATTGGATATTGGCCCCTTCCGCGTTCGTGGTGTCTTCGAGCGCCCTAATCTCGACTTCATCAGGGATGAAACCGAGACACAGGTACAATGTTGCGCCGATGCCGTTGAATACTCCGCTTACTGTTTGGGTCATAATGTTTCCCTTTCTAATGTTCGGGGCCCCCTTGTGGGGCCCCTTAATGTTCTACCCAACACTGTTCATCTAGGCCGTACTGCGATTAAGCAGGTGAGGCTGTAGCTGCACATTCCAGACGCTGGATCCAGTTCTGATTCAGAATAACTGTACCCTGCATTGTCTTCCAGGAGACGAACCCCTTCTGGGCCAACTCGTTACCTACCGCCGGCTCCGGGTTCTTCACCATCACTGTGACCGCGTTGCTGCCCTGGAGGGGGACCAGCGCGTAGGCGTCACGTGCGACGAAGATGAGAGGATAGACATCAGCTGATGCGCCAACGCTCACCTGGACACCGCCACTCAGGAACGTGGTGCCCGAGGTACCAGCCTGCAGCCACGGATCAAACATGGATGTGAGAACAAATCTGAAGTTCTCGACCTTGCCGATCTCGCCCGGGAGTGCATTCATGTGGGCCGAATACTTCTCTACCGGCGTAAACCCCGTGATTCCACGAATATCCGCGTCGAGGTCCGTATGCCCCATTGCGAAGAACGCTTCGCCGACAGGTTCCGTGGCGATTTTGGCTGTTGCCGCTATGATCTGACTGATCGTCCGTGCCTTGTTTTTCTTGAAGGCGCGGTAAATCTTACGCAAATCGGAGCGGGTGGGCGCCGAGTTTACAGTCGCGCGGGACGTTGCCCCACCGGCGTAAACCACCGTGCTGCCAGCCTTGAGGACGTTGATTCTGGTCTCTTCAACCGTCTCCGCGGCCTGCTCGCCCAGTACATCCATGGACGCCTTGAGAACGTTGTCCTCGTGGGTATCCTCGATCTGATCGGTGAGATCAATGAAATCACCGTACTGCTCGAGATCCACCGAAACGTCGGTCTTCGTGAGTTGCTTACCCTGGGGTACGATACCTTCGCTGAGAGGCGAGGATGCACGAGCCAATGACTCATACCTTCGGTATCTGCGGGTTTTGGAGTTCTTCTTCGGCTGAGGATCAATCTGACCGAATCGCTCGGTCGTCATAAGCCTTTGGCCGCGAGACAGAAGACGGGCAACAGCGCGCCCGGCGGTTCGGAAACCAATATCGCCAGTAGTTGTAACCATGAGAGCTTCCCTTTCTTGGCTATACGATCCGGCACGGGAAGCTCTAGGGCACTCAGGCTATGTCAGCACAGCTATGTTGTTACAGATTTGCCACCGTTTCTTTGTTCTTGCATTTTGGGCATTTGAATTCGATGATTCCACCTTTACCCAGGTGACCCTTGAAAATGAGCCGATGACACGATCCACAGCGAATCTCCTTATCAAGGGCCACAGGAATAGTAGCACCTTGATACTCGTCCGTCAATCGCATTTTTCCTCGGCCCAGTTTCACGTTCATGTTATTTCATGCTCCTGATTGACTGCCGCTCCTGCGCCTCATCGTCCAGGCCCTCTGCGAAACCTGCGTCCAAATCGTTGTCAGTCTCCCGATCACCCTTCTTGCCGGGTTTTGACTTCGTGGTGCGTAGCGTTTCGGAGTGGACTTTATCTTCTGCATCCAGCTCCTTCGCGTTCTTGGCGTCTTCGGTCGTTTTGACTTTCGCGGCCTGAACCTCTTTGTAGGCGTTCAGTACGGCTATGCCATCGGCTGCGTTGGCGGAATTCGCCAAGTCGGCGAAGCCCATATCCTTCACAAACGTTTGGAACTCAGCACTCAGCCCGATCGCGCGCGCGTCAACATGCCCCTCTGTGACATTGCCCTTGGCGTCCACTAGGCCGTTCTGTACCTGGTCCCAATAATTGGCCACGTCCAGTTGGGCGCGCATCTCTGCGTGTTCGGTAAGCTGTTCCTCTGTCATGCCGGCGGTTGATGCAGGGGCCGCGGCGGGAGCCGGTTGCTGCATGATGCCGGAAAGAATGTCCATCATCTGGGTATTCTCCGGATACTCATCAAGAAACTTGAGGAGCTTTCCCTTGGAGGCGTCATCAGTGATGCTATCATTGATGATGTCGCGCATGCTCTTGACGGGTTTCTGGGCTGCCCGGGCCTTGACCAGTTCAGCATCTTTCTCGGCGAGCTGAGTCTCGAGAGCGCTCTTTTCTTCCTGAAAGCGCTTCTCGGCCTCTGATAGGGAAACTTTCTCGGCTTCAGCCTTGTCCTCGGCCTCGTCAGAGGCGGGCGCTTCTTTAAGTGCTGTGGCGCGGGCTTTGGCGGCATCGAGTGCGGATGGTTCGGATGCGGTGTCGGGGGATTCTGACTCGGGCTCTTTCTTCTCGCCCTTCTCGGGGGCCTCAGATGCGCCGTCTGCGTCTTTATCGGCCTCAGACTTATCTGCATCTTCGACGGGCGTTTCCTCGCCGTCATCCTCTTCCTCGTCCGACTTGGGCGCGGTCATACTGTCATCGGCATCGAGATCAGCGGCGGATTCGTCGGCGCCGGCATCAAACGCGGATTCGAACTGCTCGTCTTCGGTGGGTTCGGTCTCTGTTTCAGAAGATTCCGTGGTCTTGTCGTCTTGCTCTTCCGGCTCTTGGCCGTTCGGCTTCGGCATGATTGCTCTCCTTATTCAGTTTTCAGTTGTCAGCGGCCGGTATCTTAATTGTCGCTTTCGGCGGTGAGACACCAATTTGACACGCCATTCGCCACAAACGTCGCGGTGTCGTCTCCGTCCAAAAGGATGGCACCAGACGCAGCCACCGTGGTGCTGTCGGCAATTGTAACGAGATTCGAGCTGGCCTTGGCTATGACTAGAACGAGAACTTGCCCTGCTCTCTCCGGGTTGGACAGAGTAATCGTGTTGGTGCTGTCATTGGCCCCGCCTATCCCGTTGAGCACATAGGAGCCGGCTGCCACGGTTACCGCCTGACCATTGGTAACGTTGAGTGCCGTGGCGGAAAGCGTGAAGGTGCTCGTGAATAGATTTCCGTCAAGCTGGTTCAGTTCGGCAGTGGTTACGGTAAGACCGTCCGAGAGGTTCAGCTCTGCGGCGCTGGCGGTGACCCGCGTACCCTTGATTTTCCAAATGGCACCAGTGTCAAAATCTACCACACCCTTGAATTGGTAGTCCTCGGAAACGATAGCGGCGGTGCAGAAGACGGCGGCCAGTAGGCAAACAACAGGGATAAGTCTCTTCATCATTGTAGAATCCTCCTTAAAGGTCCACTCTGCGCTGAGACTTCAAGCCTTCTGGCGGATATATGTTTTGGTTTAAAGCACAGGGAACATAGTACACCATTCATGGCGCACGGTCAAACGCTTTTATCTACACGATACGATGGCTTCCATCAGGTTGCCCTATCAGCTCTCCGTCGGGAATCCATACCAGTGAGTCATTGGTGATCTGGACCACTCCCAAGGAGCCTACTCTCATAGCATATACATTGCTTTTCGAGGGCGAACGAGTAGCGCGCACCTTCTTTACGGGATGCTCTTCAATCATATCGGCCGAAGCGCCTTCCACGAAAATCGGATTTCCGGCCAAGTAGACAAGCAGGCCTTTGCCCGGAATCGCTTCCACCTCAAGAGGGAGCCCGCCATGGAAGCAGACCAGGCTGCTTCTGTCTTCTCCAACCAACACTTTAGGTACAACCATGGTGTCCTCCGTACTTACTCAGGTTCCGCGTCTTTCATTTGAGCCGCATCAGGCAGGCCCAGCGCTATGTCCAGGCCCTCTACAACGCCCAGCAGATAGTTCACATCTTTCCTACAGTCTTCCGTGCCCTGCTTCGGGCGCTCGTGCAACTTGGCATCCCAGAGCTCTCGAGCCCTTGCCAGTGCACTAAGATAACTTTTCCCCGCCTCCAATACGCCCAGTGACGCTATGTTCTTGCGGTCTACTGTTGCGTCCGCCGTTTTGTCAAGAAAATCGGATATATGTATCTTGTTCATTAGTTACCGCTGCCGGCCGCCGGCGGAGTCATAGCCTCACGGGCCTCTTTGCGCTTATCGCCTTCGATCTTAGCAACAGCCTCGGCATTCTTCCGAATGGTCTCAGATTCTTTTGCAGCAGCGTCGGCCGTGGATTTCTCCGCATCCGCGGTAGTCTTCTGGATCTCCGCGACTGCACCAGCCTCAGCCAGTTGCTGTTCACGTTGCGCGGCCTCGGCCTGCGCCTGCTGGTCGGCCTCTTTCTGTTCTCGGGTCTTCTTGAGGTCATCTACATCCACATCCAGGGCAACGCCTATCTTCTCGCCGATCTTGATCATATCGAATTCAGCGGCCAATTCCGGACTCTGCTGAATGATGCCAAGGAACTGCATCAGCTTCTGAACGAGAAGAATACGGTTCATGAATGATGTAAAGCCCATGGCTTTAACCGTGTAATTCCCCTTGCCCTTAACGATAGTAGGGTCTTTCATGTTCCGACGGTAATAAGCCTGTATCATTGGCTCTATCAGCTGCTCGTCAATGTTCCTGATGACGCCACCGATGTATTTGCCTGCCTGTTCGACACGCTTGCTCACCTCGAAAGCTGTCTCATCAGACTTTGCCGTGAGGCCTTGGGCTATCTCGGGGATCATGCTGTCTTCATCCAGATATTTTTCTACCATGGCAATGGCGTTGATAAGGGTCTCGCCCACATCCGTGAACGTGAACTGGTGCACTGCGTCAGATGCATTCTCCGCCTCGTCGGAGATCGCAACCTTCTGGCCGGGAAACAGCCCATCCAGTGGCTTCTCAAGTAGCCGCTCTTTCACTGCCGCCGTGAAGTTGGCTGTCATTGCCTTGTTGTCAAAGAAGAGGCGGACAAGGCCGTTGAGCATGGCCTGGGCCTCTTTGGCGTGGTCAGCAACGCCTAGTCCGGATGTCTCGTCAAGATTCTCATCCCAGATGCAACGCTCTATCGGCCGCTCGTCAGGGTCGCTGCGGGAATAGAAAACAACGTGCCGGCCAGCTACAACACACATGATCTCTCGATCTTTGCCGTCTTCGAAGGGGGTGCCGAACTGGAGACTGGGGATTTCGAACGTGGGATCCTGAGTCTTCAACTCTTCCAGCATGCCCTCGAATTCCTGGACTTCCTGCTGGTTCATCCTGCCCCAATACTCTATCCAGCGGATGGTTTTGCGGCGATGCTCTATCTTTCTGAGGTTCGGGGCCATGGAATTGATATCTTCAGACTCGATCGAACTGGTCTGACCGTCACGCGGCATCTCAGCT